TACGCCATGAACAGGAAGTAATCAATTTCATGGTTCTAGTAGGTATATTATCATGTGCTAGACATATACGTGCAACAATTGATCTGCTAGTAACCATTATGATCTTCGTAATTCTAGATAACTTAAGTCGTGTTTCCGCTATGATTTCACCAGACGCTATACAAACAGGTGTAGTAACAACACTCCCAGCAATGATTGCAGCAACTTGTTGCGTGGAAGCAATTAAATATGTTCGAACATTTGTGCAATATATGTTTGAAGGTGAAATAGTTGATGTTAAAGAGGAACAGACACCAATCAAACCAATTTTGTACAAAATTATTCAAGACACTAAGAAAGAAGAGTATCATTGCCATTTATGTCCATCATGCAACCGCGGATATATACATAAACACATGTCACGAGTAATTAAGCACAATACATGTCCATACAAAGACTGTGAAAGAAATGAATTCTTTGAACCAAGATGGTATAAAACAAATTACAGCCTAAATTTGACCAATAAGAAAGTTTTAGAAATAACATACGAAGATGGTAAGAAAGAAACCAAACCATCACTCGGTGATATATATCATTTACCAAATAAAGTGATTGAAAGAAAATGCACAGTTGACAATCCAATTAGCAATGGTCTTGTACAAATAGGTCCGCATCTTATGGGAATTAACAATAACAATGTCCCAAGTCAATTACATAGCTGTTATCGAACTAATATTGCCGCAGCAATACGTAATTTAATTAAACGGTGTGAATATGATGAAAGCTGCATGAGAGAATATGAGACGTGGTATGCAAATGAATATTTACCACCAATCATTAACGAGATAGAGAAACAATTAATGTCCATTGACTTGAAGGACTATACTACACAAGCATGGATCAATAGACATAATGGTAAGCAAAAAGAAGATTATCAAAAAGCTTTCGATGAACTAATGACTGGAATGAGCTTGTCGAGACGTGATTTACTAAAATGCAAAGCACACGTAAAAACTGATGAGAAGATACTTGGTGAAGCAAAAACAAGAAATATTACTGCTCAGAACTCGTATGGTAAAATACTTCTTGGCCCAATAGTAGACTTATGCGCAACTATATTCAAGAAATTCGATGTAGGGTATGGTACAGGCATGAACTGGACACAACGAC